CCGGAACTGTTCGTTCCCAAGATGTCCGGTGACATAATCCCGGCCTATACCGGACCAGTGACATCAGAGGCCATGACGATGGATCCGAGAAAGTATCTCAGCACTTTGGATTGGAACGAGCAGTATCGAGAAGTCCTTAAGTATGGTTCTCGACTCGGTGACACCGGAAATCAGACTATCGTTGTCACGGACCCAGAATATCGAAAAGATGCCTATGCCAACTTTGCCAAGGAGCAGGGTGCTTATGCCGAGACAATGGGTCCCATGCTTGCCAGTCGAAAGGCTAAAGGCAATTTAGTCGAAATGCAATTACAAGAAGAGCTGTTATCCGACGAACCAACGGCAACGGGTGGCACCGGGGCAGGATCCGATGCTGTCCTGATGAAGGAACAGAACGCCAAGCTCGACGAGCTCATCAATCTACAGAAGAAATCGGTTAATACCCAGGGCAAGATGCTGTCGGCCAGTTACTCCTAATTGGTTAAATCCAATTTGACATCTCCATTTTAATCAGTTAATCTATTAGAGTCGATAAATATACGCAGACACTAGGATAAACGGATGGCAACATACAGACGAAATTTTTCATCAAGAACAGACGGATCACTAAGCCCAATTAGTGGCATAAACACGGATCCAGCAGGTGGAGCAGGAACCAATAACCAACAAGACTTCGCATTCCGCAACTATCAATCAAGACTGCCTGAAGTATATTCAGGACATCCAAACAGGGTAGAGCGTTACAATCAATATGAGGCCATGGACATGGACTCGGAGATCAACGCATGCTTGGATATTATTGCTGAGTTTTCTACACAGACCAATGACGAAAATGGTACTGCGTTTGATATACAATTTTCCGATAATCCAACGGATAATGAGATCTCCATAATTAAGAAACAGTTACAGCAGTGGACAAAATTAAATCAATTTGATCAACGTGCTTTTAAACTGTTCCGTAACACTATTAAGTACGGTGACCAAGTATTTGTTAGAGATCCGGAGACATTTGAATTGTACTGGGTTGACATGTCAAAAGTTTCTAGAGTTATTGTAAATGAATCAGAAGGCAAGCGACCAGAACAGTATGTGGTTAGAGATATTAATCCTAACTTTGAAAATCTAACAGTAGCGGCCAAGACCACACAGGATACGGCAATGAATCCTCCTACACAGGGCGGATACTCAGCACCAAATAACTACACGGCTCCGAATGCTTCATATGGAGCAGGATCAAGATTCCAGCAGGCACTCAATGAACTAGTACTTGACTCAGAACACATAGTACATTTAAGTTTAAGCGAGGGTTTAGACAGCTCTTGGCCTTTTGGGCAAAGTGTATTGGAAAACGTTTATAAAGTATTCAAACAGAAAGAACTGTTAGAAGACGCACTGTTAATCTACAGGGTACAACGTGCTCCGGAACGTAGAGTATTTAAAATTGACGTGGGTAACATGCCAAGTCATATGGCAATGGCCTTTGTAGAACGAATTAAAAACGAAGTACATCAACGTAGAATTCCAAGTGCTAATGGTGGTTCAGGTAGCATGATGGATGCTACTTATAATCCACTATCAATCAACGAGGACTACTTCTTTCCAACGACAGCAGATGGTAGAGGTTCGAGCGTTGACGTATTACCAGGTGGACAGAACCTAGGTGAGATTGATGACCTGCGTTACTTTAACAACAAATTATCAAGAGGTCTGCGTGTTCCAAGTTCATACTTACCAACTGGTCCAGATGATAGTCCAGCACCGTTAAATGACGGTCGTGTAGGCACAGCACTTATACAAGAGTATAGATTTAATCAATACTGTATGCGTCTACAAAATCAGATCAGTCAAAAGTTGGATGATGAATTCAAAATGTTCTTGCGTTGGAGAGGATTCAATATTGATAGTTCGATCTTTACTATCAAATTCAACTCACCACAGAATTTTGCAAGTTACAGACAGGCAGAGATGGACGCACAGCGAGTCAACGTATTTGGACAGTTAGAACCACTACCTTACATGAGTAAACGTTTCTTAATGCAACGCTTCTTAGGATTGAGCGAGGAAGAACTACTTGATAACGAGAAGTTATGGGCAGAGGAGCGTAACGAGAACGAACCAATGACACCATCAGGTGCTGACATGCGTGGTGTAGGTGTAACCCCAGGCGGCATTGAGGGAGACTTAGACATGGGTGACGAGCTTGAGGCAGACCTAGAAGAACCAGACCTAGAAGGTGGCGACATACCAGGAGTAGATGATGTTCCTCCAGGTGCCGAGACACCTCCAGGAACATAAATAACACTATGACACTGAACGAAATGTACGATAGAGCACAGCCAGGGTATCAAGATACCTCGGAAGATCACGGCAAAATCAGCCTAGGTGACCTACGTAAGACTAAATTAACTCTAAAACAAATATCAAAACTACGTCAAATGAACGACGTTAGGTCTTTCGAACAGGAGCAAAAACTGTCAAAAATTCGCAAACAATATGCTCCTGCTCCTGAAGCACCGTCATTATAAACATTTTTGGCCTATTTTGGCCGAAAAACACATAGTTATTCCAGACAGAACTTAAATACTACACTAGCCGTACATATATTTGGAGATAAAAATCACATGAAAAATAAATTCGAACAACTTATCGAATTCATCATTAACGATGAAGAAGACAAAGCAAAAGAATTGTTCCACGAAGTAGTTGTGGAAAAATCACGTGAGATCTACGAGAACCTTATGACAGAAGACGAAGTTGCTGAAGAAGAAGTAACTGAAGACGAAGCGATTGAGGAAGAAGCGGTAGAAGAATCAACAGACGAAGAAGTATCAGAAGATGCTGTTGAAGAATCTATTGAAGAGATCACACACGAAACAGAATTAGGCGGAGACGCTACAGACGACTTAGTTGACGAAATCGAAGCAGACGAAGAAGGCCTTGCTCTTGAAGGTGAAGAGGAAGAAGACTTAGAAGATCGTGTTGTTGATTTAGAAGACAAATTAGACGAGTTAATGGCTGAGTTTGAAGAGCTTATGGCAGACCAAGACGGTGAAGCACCTGAAGAGGAAATGCCAATGGGCGACGAAATGGACGCTGAAGAAGGACCTGAAGAAGTAGTAGGCGACGAAGAAGAAGAGGAAGTTGAAATGCCAATGGAATCTGAAGAAGAAGTTGCTGAAGAAGAACAAGTTGACGAAGCAGTATCTTTAAAGCCTGTTAAAGCAGACAACAAAGATCATGCTACTAACAAATCTTCACCAGTTCCAGCAAATGGCGGTGCTAAAGAAAAATTAGCAGACGCACATCCTGCTTCAAATGCGGCAGAAAGGGTAGACCTGCTCCGTCAGCAAAAAGAACTTCCACATGGTACAACAGAACCTAATCCAGGTCCTGCGACTACCGCTGAGAAGGCTGATAAAGCAGAAAACAAGAAATCACCTGTATAATAGGAAATTAGTGAATGTTACACCTTAGAGAAAATATTTCCTTTAGCAACGCTAACATGGTTGTTGAAGGCTCTCACGATGGCAAAGATCTTTATATGAAAGGCATTTGTATCCAGGGTGGTGTAAAAAACGCTAACGAACGTGTATATCCAGTTACTGAAATCGAATCAGCAGTTAAAACGTTGAACGAACAGATTTCAGGAGGGTATAGTGTTTTAGGTGAAGTAGATCACCCGGACGATTTAAAAATTAACCTTGATCGAGTGAGCCATATGATCACAGAAATGTGGATGGATGGTCCAAACGGTCATGGTAAAATGAAGATATTACCAACTCCAATGGGTCAGTTAGTTAAGACTATGTTGGAAAGTGGTGTAAAATTAGGCGTCAGCTCTCGTGGTAGCGGAAACGTGAACGAGGGTGACGGCAAAGTCAGTGATTTTGAAATTATCACTGTCGACATTGTGTCACAACCAAGTGCTCCAAACGCTTATCCCACAGCAATCTATGAAGGTCTCATTAACATGAGACACGGTCATAAGGTGCTTGAGATGGCTAAAGAGGCTAACGGTGATGCGAGAGTACAGAGATATTTGAAGAGTGAAGTTATGAAGCTCATCAAAGATCTCAAATTATAGGAGAATGGCATGCTAGATGTTATTAAACCATTGCTCGATAGCGATTTAGTTAATGAGGACACACGCAACGAAATCAACGAAGCGTGGGAAGCCAAGTTAAACGAAGTTCGCGATCAAGTCAAGGCAGAGATCCGTGAGGAATTTGCCCAGAAGTATGAACACGACAAGCAAACAATGGTTGAAGCAATCGATCGCATGGTAACAGAAAGTCTCGAAACTGAAATGGCTGAAATGAAGGAAGAAAAAGCCAAATTAGCAGAAGATCGTGTTAACCAAGTTAGCAAGATGAAGGAATCAGCAGAAAAATTTAATAACTTTATGGTTACTAAACTTGCTGAGGAGATCAAGGATCTTCGTGAAGACCGCAAGACACAAGGTGCTACTATTGAGAAATTGGAGCAGTTCGTTGTCAAAGCATTAGCAGAAGAGATCAAAGAATTTGCACAGGATAAACAGGACGTCGTAGAGGCTAAAGTTAAACTTGTTGCAGAGGCTCGTGAGAAACTAGAGGAACTTAAAACTAAGTTCGTCAAGGAATCAAGCGAGAAGATGTCAACTGCGGTTGCCACGCACTTGAAAGCAGAACTTTCTCAGTTGCAGGAAGATATCAAAGTTGCTCGTGAGAACAGTTTTGGTAGAAAAATCTTCGAAGCATTTGCCGGTGAATTCGCAGGTACTCACTTAAATGAGAACGCTGAGATTCGCAAGTTAATGGGCATC